TTCTGATTGTTGCACATAGTCAGCATCAAGCCCAAAAATAACGATTGTTCTTGCACCAGTCCCAAGGAAATCATCTGCCGCACTATCTGACACCACCTTTAAGTATTCAGCAGTTTCAAGGAACGTATATGAACCGCCACCGTCCCAAACAACTTCCTCAACAGCGCCAACACCTTCATTTCTTCCAAATTTGAACTCGGAATTATAACCAGTTAAATTATCTTGCGCTATTTCAAAATAAAGGTCGTTCACACTCTTTAAGCCATTTGTGTCAACTCTTGATGGCCTAGGTTTATGATTTAAGTCCAAACCATGCTCGACCGCTTGGGCGTTAATCACAACATACCCAATTAACAATAAGAATAAAATTAACTTTTTCATTTTTTCACCGCCCTTTTACGCTTCGTTTCTGGTTTAATCGGGTCGGACTTATAGCCCAACCCTTTTAATATTTCAATAACTCTTTTTTCTTCGGTTACCAATTCGCCATCAACAAAACGACAAAGCATTTTACCCTTATCCTTATCCCATACACCGCCTTTGCCGTAAAATTTCATCGCTAAAAGTCTCCTAAGTAATCCCAAAATAAAGTTACTGTTCCAGAAATTGTTATATCTTCCGAAGGTGTCCAAGTTGCCGCAAAATTAAGGAATATATCTTTCGCTGTTGAACTGCCATCTAATTGACCAGCTTCACATTCTTTACCAGCTTGTGTGGCAGCTCCAACCGCAGAAGGGGCGGTATTCGCAAACCCGTCAACTATATCTTCAAAAGTCGCAGTTCCGCCTAAAGTAGATATTTCACCACTAGCAACAACCGTACCAAGTCCAACCTCACCTACATCAGTAGAAGTTGCGGCGGTCATTGTGATATCAATAATTGCTCTTTTGCACTTTACTATGCCTTCGGGAAAATCATATATTTTTTGACCAAAGCCTAGGGCCGCACCAGCAACAGCTTGAGTAAATTCTGTAATGCTGATTACTGAAACGTGGCTGTATTTATCGCCATATTCAACTACTGTGCCATTCGCTACAGCGCCGACATTAGCCCCCGCCATATCAGCGGGGATTAGTCCTTTTGCTATTTCTCTTTCGGTAGGGCTTAACCCTATCTTGCTTACATTTTCTGCCATATTAACACCTTTATGATGTGGCTAGGCCAGTTATTGTGCCAATATTAGCGGCTGGGCCGTGATCTACGCCCATTTTACCAAATAATTGCAATTCTTCACCAGCACCAGTTTTTGCTAGTGGTTCTAAGAATAAATTACCTTTATTAGGTACTGGTTGAGTTACAACAGACAATCTAGCAACATCTGTAACTACTGTTACCGTTCCGGCTGGTTGGAAAGGATCTAAAATAGTACCAACTAAACCAAAATCAGTTTCGATTGCTTGAATATTGACGCCGCCGATAGTTCTGTCTGTTGGTGCATACCCATACACGTTTGAAAGCTGTTGTTTATTAAATGAGTTCATTATCATCACTGGGTTTGCGTATCTTGCACCGTTGTCATATAAATCTTTAAGGATTGCATCGATAAGGAGCTTGCTTAAAGTTGCTCCAGCCGCCGCATTTGTTTGACCAGCCGCCGCGATTAGTCCTCGTGATTTATTAGCAACATTTGAAGCAGTTGCCGCTTGGTAAACGCCTTGTAAAATAGTGTATTCCATATCGCGAGCAATTTTTTCTAAAGCAACACCAGTCTGAAAATCGATTTCGTCTTGAACTGGGTTTGAAGAATTTTGTGTATTGATCCCAGAAAGACGACCTTGACCAGCCAATCTTTCGTAAGACACAGACACTTGCTCTTGGAAAATTTGGCACACATTAGTTACTTGCGATCTAACATAAGATATCGCTGTTGGTGCTGTTAAAGACGCTGTTTCTGTGATCGCTGGTTGCGCCGCAGTTTCGTGCGAATAATTTTGTTCCACTGCAAATTGAAAGTTATCAGTTTGCATTAGTCCGTTAAGACCGCCCATTATATTCAATAGTGGGGTTTCGAGTCTGGAAGCTGTGAATATCTCACCAATATAATTAGGGAGATTCCATACTGTTCCGGCCGCTACATTTGCCATTTTTGTTTCCTATTGCTTATTTTCAAAAAGTTTTTGATTTTTAAGTCTAATTACTTCAGCTAAATTGTTTTCCTTTTGGGCTTCAGCAATTTGTTGATCAAGGCTTTTTTCTCCTTGATTCCGATCAACTTTAGGCGCACCATCACCGACTAGAACTTTTTCAACAAATAAAGATTTGTAATTCTTTTTGACTGAATCCAACAAAGCACCAAAGTTTTGTATTTTGCCAGATTCATCTAAGTCAAAATTCCAATTGCCGTCCTCTTTGAATGATGATTCTAATAATTCGGGATATTTAGCGCCCGCATTTGTTAATGCCAAAGTTAAAGCGTTTTTCTTTTCAACATTTACCAAATTATTTTTAGCCGTTTCTGCATCTTTCAAAGACATTTCATATAGCTCTTTATATTTACCTTGTTCGGCTAACGCTTCTTTTTTAGCTTGTTGTTCTTTAGTTAATCTTGCCTCTGATTCCTTTCTTAACTTTTCGTTTTCTGAACGAAGTTTTTTAATATAAGAATCAGTTTGTTCTTGTGTGTATTTCGAAGTTGTTTCAACAACTCCCGTACTTTGCTCTGTTTCTTCTGAAACATTTTCAGTTATAACATCTTCAGACATCATATACCTCTTTTTAATGTTCGTTTTGTGTGATTTTTTTATTAAAATTCCCGTATGCAATTTCTAATAAAGCAACTACCGCCATTTTCGGGAGCGCTATGCTATATTCAATGTCATCTATTGTCAAAACACAATTATTGTTATTTTCATTGTTTTCGAATACAGTCAGACTAACCAATGGATTGATAAAAAAAGTTGTGGAAACTTCTTCGATCTGCAATCCATCGTTTTCATCCTCAACTTCTATAATCGTAGGTAGTTCTAATTGTATCATTTAAGCCGCCATTTTGAAGTATTGTTGACCGTATATATTCTTTTCAAGGCCTCTAGCCTTAGCCCACTCTGCGAAGGTTCTGTATTGTATGATTTGTTTTTTTTCATTATCTAACCTAGTTTGCGAGCTAAAGCCTTCGACCTCACTAATTATAGTACATCTGCAATTTATATCTTGTTCCGGTATTCCGGTTAAACCTGGCGCTTCTGCCAAAACTCCGAATACCTCAAATAATTGATCTTCATTTGCTAGTTGACCGTCTACACTTGCGTGTGCTGGTCTTGTTCGTGCATCAAGGGTAGCATTCCACTTCTTATCTCTTTCAAGCCCCAACCTTTCAAACGAATCATTTGTTTTTGCCATATTTAGAGCGTTTCCCATTTCTCTCGCTCTATGAGATTCGGTCCTAACTATTCTTATTGATTTGTTAGCACCGATGTTTAATTGTTTTCTTAAATCTCTTGAAACTTGCTGAACCGAGTCGCCTTTAATAATACCTTGTGTTATTGTTTCCCTAACACGATTGTTTAATTGGTTTATATTGTTCTTGTTTCTTTCAGTCCACTTAATAGCATCAACCGGGTTCAACAATGCGCTTTGTATCTGTTCGTTATTCAATAGAGGGAAATTAAATTTTAATGCCATCCCAGTTTCATGTGCGAATTGTGTAGAATAATAACCATCTTGGAACTGACCTCTTATCGAACGTGAGATAGTAACAACATTTTTAGTGTTTAACTCTTTCAATGCCTTTGCAATTTTACTTTCTAATGCTAATTTTCTTTTTCTTGCGTTATATATAGCTAAATTTATTTGCGGGTCATCTCCAAACCTTTCAGCAAGCTTGAAATAGTCCTTTTGAACGTCATTTAATACTTGTCTATACTGAGATATTAAAATGCGCTCATAACGCCTTAAAAACGTATCTGAGACGTTATTACGAACAGCTAAACGATTGGCTATTTCTCTATTTAGTTCTATGTCATTCTTGGGTATCATTCACAGTCATCGGCTCTTGAAATAAATCAACTTGTTGGGATTCGATTTCTTTTAATATATCTTCTTTGTTGTTTTGATTGATAAAAGGCAATAAGTCAAGTATAACGGACATTGGCAGCCCCGCAGAGACAAATTTAACTGCAATATCTGCCAGTTCAACTAAATCCACAACCACATTAGGGGTAAACACAAACTTCACTTCGTCGGGGTTAAATTGTTTTTTTGGTTCTGAGTCTAATTCGTTAGACATACCAAAATATTCATTCACAAAATACATTAAATCATACAATGTCTTTTCAAGCCCTTGGTACATTCTTTGAACTTTCATATCTAAAGGCCGATACATGATCTGTAGGGCTTTGCCACTCGAAGCCTTAGAAACAGTCTCGGCAGATGTTCTAACAGCTTGTAGAGCCTCATAAGCGTCTTTTGTGGTGTTCTCTATAACAGATTGTTTGCCTTCGTATGGAATTTTGTTTTCAATACCCTCAACTCCACCATTTTCACCATCAGTAAATGCAATTCCAACAACTTTAAGGAACTCCATCAAGGCATGAGGATCGTCCCCGTCAAAACCTTTAACCCCTAGTATTTGCTCAACTTTATCCATGAAATCATTAGATAGTCGAGAATCTTGTAAGTCTATGTCATCGATTAAAGATATAGCTGGTTGTAAGTCGGTTATTCTTTCGGGATTGTTTATGTATTCAACAAAAGGCGCTCTGCCCCAATTAACTTGTGCTTCTCCCTCTGAATCCTCATCGTCTTTGATTTTTATTACCCCGTAAGCATTTAGCCCTTGTGAGACCAATAAACTACCAGCGCCGGAGCCTTGTTCATCAAATACCTCTTTTGAGTCTTTTCTGTATATTTCAACTCGCCACATGAAAGTCGAACTACCATCGATTATCTTCTCTATTTTATAATATCTTATAACTTCGCTTATCCGTTCTCTCGTATCATCCTCGTATATAATTATCAACTCAACTGAATCCATAACCATGTACTTGAATTGACCGTCTTTGTCGATGTAGATATAAAAATAAGATAATGCGGAATTAGATCCCTCGGTAGCAAGAGAAGAAACTTTAACATCCTTTTCTTTGCCTAAAGTCTCAAGAATATCTTCTTTTGTGGTTTCGTTTTCGATATCAATTAAAACACCATTGGCTAAACCGTAATCTATTTTTTGCAAAACAGCGTTCCGGTATATAGCCGAAGGTTTTTTAATATTTTTAGATGAAGGATTCGTATTTTCTTGGATTGTGTAGGTAGGATTGCCGTTGTTATCATTGCCAGCAAATCGATAAGTATTGTAAACATTAAAATTAGTATCGTTAACACAAGTATTATTGACTTCAAAGTACTTACGACCGTCAATCATGGCTTTTTTATAATCGGAATTAGAGTCTGATTCGATCAAGTCCAACAGTGCTTGACTATTTGCCGTAATTGCACCAATTTCAATATTCTTATTAACTAAGTCTTGTTGTGTGTAGAACATTATACAAACCTAAATCCTTGTTTTTTCATATCCTTTTCAAAGGCGTATCTTGTTGCGTCAATGCTATGATTGTCTTTATCTTCTAAACGAGCTTTTAAGTTTCCGTCTTTGTCCATTTCGTAATCAATATTTTCGAACTCTCTTGCTATGTTCGGTGTCCTTTTCGGATCGATCACAATTTCTTCTAATTCATCAAGCCATTTTTCACCATATTCTACGGAGCCTTGGCCTTTTTTCGCTCCGTAAATTCGCCTTACTCCTAAATCCTTAAATTCTGCAATCGATTTAGGCTCGGCAGAATCAGCAATTATGTCACTTGTGGTTAAATTTCTTTCTTTTAATATATTTGCCGCTTCTCTATTCCCCATTTTAACACCATAAACTTCATCAATTGCGTAAATTTTACGTCTTGTTTTATCATAATGCCATTTAACAAAGCAAAACGGATCGACCGCGTAACCCCAGTCTAAACCTTGTCTGATATTATCGAAGGTCTTAAATTCATCGTCTGGAATAGTTCTGAATGATAAGTTTTCAAAAGGCACAACACCGCCACCGATAGGCTCTCCCAAATACATCCACTTATATTTCCTTGGATTGTTTTCTTTGGTATAACTTATATCATCGATAGTTTGTTTAGACAGAAACGGATTATCCAAATAAGTAGAGCGGTGAACAAAATAATTACTCGGCAAAAATTGACTTTCGAATTTCTTGTTTATCCAATGCTGTTTCCTTTTCGGTGGATTATAAGAGAAGAATATTTTATATCTCAAATCTTCCGGTAAGTTTTCCCTTAATATCGAATCAATAATTGTTTGAACTTCATCCTCAGTCTTAAACTCTGCTAGTTCTTCAAACCACGCAATAGTAATCGGGTACTTAGATACTTTGATAGATTTGAGTTTTTCGGGTTTGTCAGCACCTCTGAATATTATCGAGTTGCCCCTCGGTGTGTAAGTTATTCTAAGAGGGTTTCTAAGGAACTTAAATTGATTTTCAACGCCTAATTGGATAGTTGCTTCTTTTAGTTGCTCGAAAACCGATTCTTCCAAAGTAGCGCCAACTTTCCTAATCACCAAAGCAGATATAGGGCTATCTATTATCTCATAGATAATCCTTTGTGCTATTGTGGTTGATTTAGCTGAATTTCTGCCGCCTTTGCAAACGAAAAAAGTATATGCTTGATCTCTGCAAGCTCGCCAAAATGTAAAGAACGATTTTAGTACTATGTTAACAACATCAAATTCCACATTTATATAGAATCCCTAATGATTGTTACTCCGTTAGGAATTTCAACTTCCATTGATTGTCTTGGTTTTCCGAATTTTTGATCTAATAGATATTTAGCGGCATCGATTGAGCCGTCTTTGACTGCGTCGGTGAGACATTTTAAGGCGGTTTTGACATGGTCATCGGTTATCAACTCCCTAAGTAGTTTTTTCTTGGGGTCGATTGAGCCTTTTTTCCTTCCAGCCCCTTCTCTTTTTCCGCCTCTTTCCGCCATGTTTGATTAAATTGATTTTTTTTGAATAAAAATCAAAACAAACTGTTCCAAAATGGAACAAATTGTTTCACAGCGGAATATACGGAAATTATAATTAAATGTCAAGTATTATTTTATTTTTTTATAGCGTTCTGTGAGCCTCAACAAGTCCCGTATGCCTTAAAGCCTCAAATATTTCAAAAGGTGAATAAAGGCTTAAGAATTCGTTTGTAATGTATGTTGTATTACATCGAAAACTCCCCTCCTTTATTTTCTAACGCCACTTTAACCAATTCTTCATAAACATCCATATAATTATCCGGTTCTAAGAGTACATATTCTAAATTCTTGTACCCATTGCTGACCAATTCAGCATCTTCAATTCTTCTCTTAATCTCGATTTGCTCGGGACTTAGCTTATCGTCTATCTTGCGCTCCATGAACAAAACTCGCTTAAACCCGAAAAGGATAAAATCAGTTGCCCCTTTTGCCCCTTTTCTGCCCCTTTTGTTATTCTCAAAATTGAGAACTACCCAACCGTGATTTCGGAGTTTAGCCATTTGGTCTGATATTGTTTTTTTAGTCATTCGTAACATCCCGGTTTTTCTGCGAAAGAACAGATTGGGAAATCTTCCAAGACTTCACCATTCGATTCAAGTTTTTCGAGCCATTTGTTATTGAACTCTTTATATTCTTTTTCTATCTGTCCCTCAAACCTTCTTTTGCATTCCTTGTTTTTGCAATCCAAATAATAACAGAATGTTATATCTCTATAACAGATCATCCTTCATGCTCCTTAATAAATTCAAAAAATTCTTTCAATGTTTCTGGATCATCAA